TTTTGTCTCATAGCATGTGAAGTTTGGGCCCAAATGGGTACACCAAAATTATCAGCTATCATATAACTTTCAAATCCACCATACCATCTTGCAAAGTTACCACCTATAATTACTTTATCTTCTTTTGTAGGTTGGATATCTTTGATTAGAGTATCAATCATCAATGTACCAATAGGTCTTACTTCTTTATTAGGAAATAATCCTTTGTAATAATATACATCCGAATCATTATGTGTAAAGATTGAATCACAACTTGCTATAAAATTATAAAAGTAAATTTGGTCTTCAACGTTATAATCATTCTGAAACCAATGTGGTCCTTCTTGAACAAAATGAACTTTACCATTTCCCTTTTCTTTTATTCTATCAACTATATTTTGCTGAAGTAATTCTGAAATTGGATTAATTCCTTTTACCAATTCTACAGCCGTTGAGTTTAAGAATGGTTTACCTTTTGGAAATATAATAAACACATGGTCATATCCTGCCAAATTTTTATCACTACCAAACAAATGAATATTAAAATGGTCTGCATCTAAAGCGTGCATCCAAGCAAATTCGGTTCTCATATTTGGATGATTTGCAGGCACCTTACCAACAAATCCCATTTCAGTTAAAAATGCTATTTTAGATTGTATCATAGAAAGCGTTTTGTTTTTCTTGTCTTTCAATTTTTTTGTGGTGATATAAGCAATATCGTTCTTCAGCCGGTAATGCTGATAATGTATTATATCCCACTATTCTTTCATGTACCTTCCCTTGCCATTCAATTTCAGATGTTCTTCTATAAAGACGTGTTTGATAATCGGGAAAATTTACCCAACCCAATTCATTAACCTGCCACTTCCATTTTTTAATATGTTCTTTGGTTAAACCATCTACAGTATTAACACGTGGTACAAAGAAAAGGTCTACATCTTTATTATATTCCAACATATCTTTAATATTTTCAATGAAATCTTCGGATGGAATTTCATCAGCGTCAATTTGGAAAATAAAAATTCCGTTTGCATGATTTTTTAAATTATTTTTAAAAGATGCAAAATCTCCATTTAAAGGATATGATATTACCTTTATATTTGTATTATGTAATTGAGAAATTATAGTAAGATAATCTATAATTGGTTTTGTAGAAGAGTCAGAATCATATTGTATAAGAATTTCATCTTCTTTATGAATTCTATTATTAAGAAAATCTACCAATTTAGTAATTTCCTCCAGTTCATTACAAACTGTAATTGCGTATGTAATACTAATCATAACATTTTATTTATTTCAAAAAATAACTTAATCCTTCTTTGAAGTTTTTTTAGAAACACGCTTAACTACTGCATCAGTTACAGGTGTTTTTATTACCTTTTTAGGTTCAGCGGGGTTTGGTACTGCTGGTAACCCATAAGTCTTTTTTAATATATCTTTTTTTAAATCAAGTTGTTCAATATTTTTAATCCCTGTCATTGAATATGTTCTATATACACTTGGCTCTAATCTATACAATGGAGATGATTTAAATTTTGAAAATAATAAATTACCTGCCAAATCCGATACCATTAATAAATCTTCTAATCTAGTAGCTTTATCAAATGATTCATGTGATAATTCTTTTTTAAATAGTTTAGATAACCAATTAAAAAACAATTCAGGTTTCATATCACTTATTTTTATACATATTAATTTTTTTTGGTGAATTCCCAACAAAAATATTATAGATGTACGAATTCCGCTTAATGTTTTTATCTTACCATCACTATACTCATATACATTTAATTTATAAATGTTTTTGGGTCTTAATAATGGTGGAGCTATCTTTTTTTCAGATTCAATTAATCTAGTATATAAAGATGAAAATGGCATTAATTAACTTTATTTAATTTTGGTAATTGCATTTTAGTTGGATTCAATTTAGGAACATTGAACGGAACTATTTTTGGTGCACTCTTAACATAAGATTCCATTAGTTTATAAAATTTGTCATTCATTTTATCTAATGTAAAATTTGCTAAAGTATTAGTTTTTAATCCCTCTGATTTACTTAAATAAGTATTATAGTTTTTATAAACATCATAGATTTTATTTGCTGCTGAACTATAATTTACAGTGAACCATTGTGCCTCTTTCATAATAAATTGGTCTGCCGCAGATTCATCTACTTGTGTAAGTTGTCCTTCTAATAATTCTGCAGATTCTGGTGGTAGGAAATCCATATGTCCACTCCAACCACTAGCCAAAATCGGTTTACCTGTCAAAGTAAATTCAGCCATAGGTCTACCATATCCTTCACCTTTAGCAAATGAAATCATTGCTTTAACTTTTGGATGGTGGTATAAGTTACTCATATCAGTTTCTTCCATATCACCATGTAACAAATATACAGATGGTGCTTTATCTCCAAATGTTTGCAAAACTCCTTCTATTTTTTCTCTAGTAGCTTCTCTATCAATTACACTAAATCCAGCGTGAGATGTTTTAACAATAAGACCTGGTCTTTTATCTTTTGGTAGATATTGAAATACCGTAGCAAATGTTTTAATTGCCATACCAATATCTTTTCTATCTTGTCCTAAAGAACCTTTCAACCAATGTCCTACAATTAGAAAGTTAAAATCTTCTTTTACATTTTCTAATACATTTTTACCACTTCCTTTAGAAAATATTTCAGTATCAACTCCTTCAAAAAGTACTTCAATTGGTTTCGTAACTCGTATCTCACCAACCACTTGCCCAGACGTTTGGTCTTTTTGCTGATATATAGTTCCTCCGATATTTTGTTTTGTAAATTGGGATGGAACAATAATCAAATCCATTTTATTACAACCATCTATAAAATCCTTTGGACAAATTGTAGTTTCTACGCCGGCAGTTACACCAATATTATAATCACCCTTTGCTTCAAATTCATTTGCTACAGACACTTGTACAAATACGTTTGGTTTACTTTCTAATTGAGGAATTACTCTTTCTAACATCCATCTCCCAAATTCACTTTCACCATCAACTTGATTTTGTGGAGTGTTACCCCATCTCAATGGTATAATTTTAATATCATATTTATCCATTTTGCGTAGGGATTTCATTAAATCTCTACAATGGTCACCATAACCACTACGAGTGAATATAGGTCCTTGAAATACTAATGTTTGTTTCATTTATATAACTTATTTAATTTTAAATACTTCGAATCTTTGGCGAGGTTTCCAATTTTCAAATGTTGATTCTAACCCATCCATTAAAGTTTTGCACATATTTGTATGTGTTAATCCCATCTCACCAATGAATGCCTCTCTACCCTCTAATGCGTTTACTTTACGAACTTCTTTTGGTGTATTATACACTTCTACTATTGCATCAGCAACATCCTCTATATCAACCCTATCATCCCAAATATATGGTGTTGGTACTGAACCTGCTAATGCTTGTGCTCTACTCCAAACTGGCGTAGCCCAAGTACCAGGCTTAGCTTTTCCTTCCCACTTTCTCCACTCATGTAAAGAACCAATCTTAATGTAATCTTCTGCAGTTAATAACTTACCATCAACTTCAAATCCACATTGGTCTTGCAATCCACCAGTTACGTTTACAATAATTGGAGTTCCAGCCATTACCGATTCTGCAGTTGCTAATCCAAATCCTTCGTTGTTAGCGATGTTGATTGTTGCATCTGCTAAATTATAAATAAGATTTAATTCTTCTTGAGGTCTTCTTTTTTCCGAAAATATGATATTACAATTAGGTGCTACTGCATCAATAACTGCTGGTAAATCCGTTCCATTCTCATCCACAGGTTGTGTGTGCATTACTAATACACATTTATCTGCCTTCTCCTTACCAATCTTATCACAAAACTTTTGGAATGCTACGATAACATCTGCAGGTTGTTTTCTTCTGATGTTACGATTACTCCAATATAATACAAAATCATAGTCCTTACCACCTAAAATCTCCTTACGAAATTCAGCAGGAACATCAGCTGGTTTATATACACTAGTATTAATACCATGTGGTACATAACTTACTTGCCAATCTGCTTTTGGTTTCCAAGTTGGTTTAGTATCTAATGCTGATAATCTTTTAATGATACCATATGTTTGTCGAGATATACATCCAATCCAATCGCAACTTTCATAGTAGTTACGATTATATAATGGGTCTGGTAAATCATCCCAAATTGCGTAGAATAGAATTGGAACATTCTGTCTGATTTCATGTTCGATATCATAGAGCCATGTCCAATAACGAGGGTCAGTAAAGTGTAAGATAGCATCTGGCTTTTCAGTATTGATTAATTGTCTAATCAAATCAGCGTTACCATATCCATTCCAAGGAAGTATTTTAACATTAGCATCTGCAATACCATATGTTTTTTGAATATCTTCACTTACATCTAAAACCTTTCAAGCTTCAGGATGGTTAATTGCGGCTCCTACTTGAAACCAATCGTATTTGTGTGCAGTACCTAGCACTAATTCTTTTGACATTGTGGCAATACCACTAGCCATTCTTAAGTCATCTGAAAGTAACAGAATCTTCTTTTTTGCCATAACTTATTTGTGTTGTTAAAATTGTGAACCTGAAATTTGTAATTTTAAGTATTCATTCATTTCTTGTCTGAACTCGTCATCAGTAACATATCTTTCCACTGTTCTATTTACCAGCTTTTGAAGTGTAACATCCGAATCGAAAGAAACCTTTTTAAATGATGAATATACATCTTTCAGTATTTTCACAGTTGTTAGTTTTGTGTTGTCTTGATTCATTATAAATATATTTATATATATAAGTATAAAGTTTTCAAAAAAACATAAAATTTTATTTTGTAGCCTTTTTATCACATATTCCTCTATTCCCAAACTCACAAAACTTACAATTCTTTTTTGCTGCGCCCGGTACTTTAGGGAATTCGATATCTTTAAACCCACCACCATCATCAAATACAGTGTTGATAAATTCCATAAACTCATCATACACTTTCTTAACAGATGGAGAACCATGTGCCGGAATGTGCTTTGATACGTGTGGTACTGGAAATGCGGAGTCTTCCGGCAGTTTCCTACGAAGTATCTGATACTCTACTTTAATCTTTTGTAATGGAATATTAAATAACTCTGAATAATACTTTTTGTATAAAAGGATTTGTGAGTTTTTCATCTTATCAGCTTTTTGATACTGATTCCATCCCATTGTAGATGTCTTAAGGTCAATAATGATAATTTCGTTTGATGCTAAATCTCTAATAACAATATCAATAAATCCAATAAAGTGTACACCCTCTTTAATAGTTGCGTTCAATGGAATCTCAATACCCACTAATTCAAATCCACTCTTTGAGTAGAATTTGTGCATATGCTTATCTAACCATTGTAGAATACGTCTACCATCACCATAAAATTCTTCTAATTGAATTTGAGTACATGGAGTTCCTTCACTCATTTTATCAGCTTCACTTTTATAAGCTTTCCTCATATTTTCCAATAATAGCTTATCTTTGTTAATTTCATCTGCTTGCTTTTTAGAAACACCATACATAACTGATAGGTAATGTTGGATTGTTTCATGCATAGCAGTTCCGAAGATTGTATGAATGTTAGATGAACTTTCACCTAATTTATCTATGTAATTTAACTTATATTGATACGGGCAACTACTCCACATAGAGTATTGCGAAAATGATACTTTTGCCATTATGTTTATTTATGTAAAGATACGAAAATTATCCCAATAAACCAAATTAAACTTTGAGTTTTAATTTAGTAATTTGCTTTGGGTCAGTACCATAATTCTCTGCGATTTCCTTTATGTGCATTTTACCGCTTGTGGTTTCATAAAGGATTTTAAGATAATCCTCCGCTTCAGTTAAAGATACTTCATATTGTCTTGCTACCAATTCAATAATCCAATCTTCATACTTTTCAGATGAAGCTGGTTTCATATATTTTAGAAATGCTCTTGTCTTTGGAATCAATCCTATCAAACATAAGTACATAGCTCTAGGTGGTGCTTCCTGTATGTAAGGTTGTATATCTGCAATTAGTTCTATCCATTCGGGTTTCATAGAAAGAAAACGGAGTATCATATAGTTACTCCAAGTCTTTTTATCACTCTCATCAAGTGTATCCCAATACTTTGGGTCTTTCTTATCACAAATTGCGTTTAGGTGGTCGAATAATGTTTTAGCCATTTATATCTAAATCTATTTTTGGTTTTGAATCCATTTTATCTTTTGCCTCTAATGCTCTAAGTTCAACTGGTTTTAAATCTTCAAATTCAACACCACAACTTCCGCATATAAAAGTATCAAATGGTATTACCATATCCTGTGCACCTCCATACGATAATTTTGATAATCTTCTAACTTTTACCGTTGGTATGAATTTATCGTATCCACATTCACATAACATTGGTAATGATTGTGAGATATCTACTTTGGGTTGTCCCATTTGTTGCCCCATTGGGTCACCTGCTCCTAAAATGTTAGCCATGTTAAATAATATTTAAAATTTGAATTAATGTAGCTGCTGCGATAATTTCTTTATCAATTGCTACTGCTGATTTACTTACACCATCTCCTAATAAAAGAATGATGTTAGCTGTGTTCTCTCCACCATACTCATCTACCTTATCATATAACATTGTATATAAATCGGTAAAATCCGTAACTTTAGAATCAATAAGAGCCTGTCTTACTTTCATATACTTATTTCTCTTATCATCTTTTGAAGATAGGATATCAATAATTTTATTTCTATAATCATTCTCTAATAGATTTTGTAC